TATCATCTAATAAACCATTTGATTCATCATGGAAGACTACAGGGAAATTTGTGTTTGCTGTGCTGTCTGTAACTGTAGTTGTTGTAGCTAAAGTAGCTGTTGCAGCATTACCTGTTGTATCTTGGTTAAGTGTACCGATAACAAAGTCTAATGTATTGTCACTATCATCATAAGTAACTGTAACTCCTGTTTCTGTATTAGAAGTTACCATAGCTCCTACAGTATCACTAATTGTTTCTGCTAATGTAACACCACCAATAGTAATTGCATCGGCTTCTAATGTTCCATCAATATCTGCATCACCACTAATATCTAATGTAGCTGCATCAAGTTCTCCACTAATAGTAATATTTCTACCACCAGTAATATCTTTGTTTGCATCTGTTATAATAGCCTTACTTGCTATTACTGTTCCGTTTGTTATACCATCTATAAGATTGATGTCTGTTGCACTAGCTGTAACACCGTCTAAGATGTTTAGTTCTGCAACTGTTGAGGTAATACCATCAAGAGCATTTATTTCTGCTGCTGTAGCTGTAACACCGTCTAAGATGTTTAGTTCTGCTGTTGTACTTGTAACACCATCAAGGATATTAAGCTCTGCAGTAGTTGAAGTAACACCGTCAAGAATATTTAATTCTGCAGTACTACTTGTTACTCCGTCAAGAATATTAAGCTCTGCAGTTGTTGAAGTTACACCATCTAAAATATTTAATTCTGCTGCTGTTGATGTTACTCCATCAAGTATGTTAAGTTCTGCAGCAGTTGAGGTAACTCCGTCAAGGATATTAAGTTCTGCTGCTGTTGATGTTACTCCATCTAATATATTTAGTTCAGCAGCAGTTGCTGTAATTGCAGTACCATTAAAGTTAATACCATCTAAGTATGCAATACCATCAACATATAAGTCTTTCCATTCCTGTGAAGAACTACCTAAGTCATAAGTATTATCATCATCTGGAATAATGTTTGAATCTACGTCAGCTCCAAAAACTACATTATCAGAAGCTGCATCACCTAGTGTAAGTGTACCACCATTAAATGTAGTAGTACCTGTGACTGTTAAATTACCACCTACTGCAACATTACCTGTTGTTGTTATTGAATCTATGTATGCATCTTTAAAGTATAATGAGCTAGTACCTAAGTCTACATCACTATCTGTTACTGGTAGTAATGCACCATCTTGTAATCTAATTTGTTCTACTGCAGAACTAGATACTTCTACATAAAATCCCCATCTATTGTTAGTACTATCTACTACAATTTTATTAAGAAAATCTAAATCTCCTATTTGTGGGATATTACCACCTTGACCAGCAGTACCATCATGCCTATGTCCTGTAGTACTAGCATTACTAGAACTATAAGAAAATGCGTTTACTAATTGATTGTATTCATTATTAAATAGTGCTGCTGTGATAGTATCACCATCTGCAAATGAACTTTGTCTTGTATATGTTTGTGCCATATTATATTATCTCCTATTGTCTCCCTGCAGGTCTATAATTTATGTATATACCATTGATTGTGTAAGGTGCTCTTGTGTCACTACTAAAAATTTTAAAAAAGTTACTATGCCCACTTCCTGTTAAAGCTTGTCTAACTAATGGTTGCTGTGCAGCTCCAAAAGTTTGATTATTAAATACTGCAGCTCCAAACAACGCAGGTTCTGGAACTGATGTTAAAGTTATATCAGTTGGTTGTGGTGTATCTAAACTATCATAGTCATATCTAACTCTAAGTGTTGGTTGAGCTAATGACTCTGGTGTTATAGATAACTTCACATATTCTAAAGTTTTTAGAGTTCCTAAATCTCCATAATCATAATCAGGTGATTGATATTCAGCATCTATTCCTGTTTCAACTCCTGCTGGATTAAATGTATTACCTACATTATGATTATAAACATATCCATCTCTGTCGCCATGATAAAATTGTTCTTCTCCATTATTATCAAATCCTGATGCAATAGCTGGAGCTTGTATGCCTAGTGTTTCTGACCATTCAAAACCATTAGGTCTTAATACTCCTATCACACCTTTTGATGTAGATGTTGAGTCTGTTGTTTTACTATAAAACATTCTATACTGTGACTTAGTTCTAATAACAACACTACTAAATTGAAACTGTGATTTATTTAAAACAATGTCATTTATTATGGGTTGAATATTTTGACTTATAGTTCCTAACTCAACGTCACCAATTCTTGCTGTACCTGCAACTGTTCTAAAACCATCTGGTGCTAAAAATATTAAGTCACCAGCAATTTCTTGAATAGTTTGTCCATCAATACAACCTACGTTTTTAGTAACAGGGACAATTGCTATTGTACTAGAATTATTTATATTTTGCAACTTAAATATTGAGTTTTGACAAAATATAAATAGTTCTTTACGGAAACTTTTTAATCCTACTACTTTATCTTCTAATGTTATACTACCTGAACCTGAACCACTAAAACTATCTATGTCTCCTGTAGCACTATAATATATTGTAGTAGGTGTAGTAGGGTCTCCAGAAACTACTAAATGATTATCATGTATAGTACAAAATTTTGCTGTAGTAGAACTACTAATTGTTATTTGGCTAACAAAAAATGTTCTAGTATTTAAATCACCAGTACCGGTCATTTTAAATAAAAAGGGTTTATTATTACCACTTTTATCTGTTATAACTAATTCACCATAATCTGAAGTACCTTCAAATATAGCAAACTCACATTGGTCTAATGATGTTAAAGAAAGTTCACTACGACCTGTAAAAGTACTATAGTTGTCTCCACTTCCAGAAACACTAGCTTTATTTATTTGTAACCAACTAGTACCATCTTGACTAAAAAATATATCATTACCTGCTACAGCTACAACTCCATCAGCATATACTACTAAACCTTCTATATCTTCAGTAGTATTTGGTCTAGCAGAACTGCCACCTCCAAATAAACTATAACCATTTATTCTTCTGTAACCACCTTCAATAGATACTTCAAAGTTTCTTAACTTTGTTGCAACTCCGGGAGTTCTTAATAGTTCTAAAGAGTTTGTAGACTTGTCTAGACCACCACTTAATGATACTGAAAAGGGTTGACCTGCAGCCACTAGAAATATCTCCTATCATCTGTCATATTTTTTGGTTGTGGATTAAGTAAATTACTTTTCATAACTTTTACTGCTTTTTTATAATCCTCTAATGCAAAAGCAGCTTGTTGTAAATTATCTTTAAACTGATGTACATAGTATCTAGATTTTGATGTTAATACATTTTTATATTGGTCTGGCATAACTATTGTATCATCGTAAGATGATAAAGCTGTTGGTTTTTCAAAAGCATAAAAATGCACATTATAAACTTTATCTGGTATAGGACTTAAGCCAAACTTTCTATGGTCTGGACTTCTTATAACATAATGTGGTTCAGCATAAGCTTGTGTATCAGCATCGTCTGCATTTTCACTATCTCTTTTATATTGTTTCCAATCAGCTAATGTTAAAAATTTTAAACCTTTAGAAACATAAGGAGCTGACTCACCACTTACATTAATTGTTGTTAAATAAAAATCATCCCAATCTATAGAAGCATAATCTGTAATTATACTAGAACTACTAGCTTTTAATGTATACCATCTTTGTCCTGCTACTGTAGCTACAGTTACGTTACCGTAAAAAGGGTCTGTGCTACCACTTACTCCAGCACTAAAAAACGGTAATTGAGGTTCGTCATTTGCTAAATCAAATAGTGCTCTATTTAAAGAATCTTTTACAAATGATTGAATACCTATTGCAGAATCAAAATTTGCTGATGTTACTACAACTTCGTTTAGTTCTCGAAGAACTTCGTTAGTT